CAAACTCCATACCAGAGTCACCATCAAACACATCCAATAATGAGTATAGAAGGTGAAAACCTCCATCAAAATTGTTCAGGCCCAGTGCAGACGGCACCTTCATCTTTGCAGCTTTGATACAGGAGTTTTGTTCAGAAAACAATTGTTTTGTTGCAGTTAAGTGATTTACATCCATAGCCACAATAGAACGAGCCTTATCGTTATTGATATCATAAATAGGCTTTAGCTCCTTCTTTATGGTCATTGAGCACAGTGAATGGATATAGTCATCAGTTGCTAGAGCTTCCCAATACTTAGGGTAAAAATTTTGACCAGCAAACTCAGCTTCCCAATAATCACCTTTCTCAGGATATTTAAAAGTCCATGGTAAACCAGGGGATGTGTCGTCCTTAAGTTCCTCCAGAGCCTCATCAAAGGATATCACTCTGGAGTTGCATACATAAGGAGCATATTTTTTATAAACCCAATCGGCAGCCACATCATAATAAGCCTTGACCTCATCCGAAAGTGGGTCAGGATCACGATTATAGCGAGTCATTGCTTTCTCAGCTATAGCCGCACGCTTTGGCACAACACCATAGTTAGTATATTTGTCAAGAATTTGCTCACTAGCATAATACTCAGCCACAATAACATCCTCATGATCAAACTCACGGGGATTAAAAGGACGGAAAATCTTGCCAAGATAAGGCATAAACTCCATCTGTTTGTGCTTTTTGTGTGGTATTGCTAGCTCAACATCATCCAACAACTTATAACAATCATCAGGATACTTGCTCAGAATATAAGACAGCCCTTGCATAGCGTATGTGACCTTAGTTGCATTCTCCATGGACACAGTACCAGGGAAATCACTCCAATCAAAAGTACACTCTAATAGCTTTGGCTCAAGTTGAGAATCATGTTTTTCATCACCTAAGTTAACCAGATTCTTATACTTCTCAAAATAAGTAGTGTCCACAGAGTAATCATACTCCTTCATACCACTATTGAAAGCAGCAACCTCAGCTGACCACCGAGTATTCACTGGATACATCTTAGGGAGAGTGGTGACTTTGGAGTCACCAATACCATGAAAGCCAACTATACAACCATCAGAGACAGCTATATAAGGAGCACCACATGCACCAGCTTGGGTAGATCCAGAGTAATCTGTAACATAAACTGGAGCATCCTTAGTACCAAACATGTGAGTATCACCAACCTGACCAAATGAAGTCATAGGCTTAGTCTCAAACCAAGAGAGCATAACCCACTCACCTTTCACTGGAGGTCTGGACTTATGCTTAAGTGCAACCATGCTCTGGGCTGGCTTCGTAAACCATGCCTG